TATGATGAAAAACCAATGAAGAATAGATATTCTCATGTTCACGATGCATTACAGTATTTATTATTAGGAGCTGGTGAAGGTAAACAATTAATATCAGGCAAATCTAAAAATCCAACAGTAGTTAAAACTAGAGGGTGGAGTATATTTGGAGATAAAAAAAGAAGAAGTGTATGGGGAAACAGAATGAATGGTTAGTATACTTCTATGAAAACAAAGATTATCATAGACATACTAAATTTTTTAAAAAGGGTTTTAAACATTGTGGAGTAATGGGTTATGATCCTGAAAAAAAAATATGGTTAATAGTAGAATTTTTATTTGGTAAATTAAATATTGAAATACTTAATGAAAAAGAAGTAGATAAAATATTTAGATTAATAAAAATAAAAAATGGTCATATATTAAAAGTTCCAATTCAAAATGAAGTACCTAAATTTCCTGTTATTATGGGATCATGGATTAAAGAACATAGCTGTGTTAGTTATGTGCAACGATTAATAGGTTGGTCTAGGTTTTGGATATTTACACCTAATCAGTTATATTGTGCGTTGAAAAAGAATGGAATGTGTGAAATAGAACTATAATTATGGGTGCATTTAAAAANCCAAAGTATAATGAAACNGCTGCAGACAAAGCNNTTAGAGAAGATATTGAAAGAAGAAGGCAAGAAGAATTAGACGACCAAGCTAAAATGGAAGCTAAAGATAAAAAATTAGCAAAAAGAAAAGCAAAAGGAATGGTTGGTATGCGATCATTATTTTCTAAAGCTGGTGGTAAAGGATTTTATTATGAAGGCAAAGAAATTTAAAAAATAATGGGTGATAAAAATGGTACTAAATCAGGATCTTCAGCTGGAGGATTGGGTAGTGGAGGTAATATGTCACCGGGTCAATCACAAGCAATTATGGGTGATTCTCAATATGCTGGTCAATCAATAACAGAAGCACAAACAAATCAAGGAACATCTTATGTTGCAAATCAAATAGGTTTACAAACTAATATTGCTAATCCAAATGAAGCTGCAACAGGTGGTAATATAACTGGTTATTCTTCTACAACTGGTAATCAAATGTATGGTGGTTCTGCAAGTCAAGCTACTAATGAATATTTAGAAAGTATTGGTCAAGCAAAAAAAGGTTCAAAAAATGCTGATGGTAGTTACAATTATATGCTTACAGCACAAGGACATAAAATAAAATATGGATCTTACAATCCCGGTGGGCCACAAACTCCTTCAGGAATGGGATCTGGTTCTAGTGGAGGAATTATGGGATCAACTCCTATATCTGAACAAATGTTCGAATCTCAACAAAAAATAAAAATGTTAGGATTAGGAGCTTTAAGTCTTTTTGCTCCATTTCCTGTTTCAAGTGTTTTAGGATTTGCTTCAAATCAAGCAAGAAAAGAACAATACAGTAACTATGTTTCTAGTTTTAATAATTCTATGAGTTCAACATCATATGCAGTAAATACACCAGTTCAAAAAGATACTAGTTCTACAAGTACAGCAATATCTTCAGGAACAGCAGTAAACGATATTGGAGTAGATGGTGGGCCTTCTGAAGCAGCAAGAATAAAAAAATTAGCATTAACTAAAAATTTAGCAGCTTTAAATGCTAAAAGAAAATTATTTAATACAACTAATCAAACAATTTCAGGAGCAATGACATAATGGCTTTTATACCAGTAGCAGAAAAAAATATAGGATCAGGAGGATATAAAGATAGTAAATTTATTTCTTTTTTAAAAAAATATCAAGATGCAGAAACAATATTTGATCATTGGAAAGATAAATATGAAGAAGCATATGAATATACAATGCCTTCAAGAGAATCATTTTATGAAGAAACAGTAGGAGAAAGACGTACTGATAAAATATTTGATGAAACAGCAGTAGTAGGAATACAAGAATTTGCTAGTAGATTACAAGCTGGTATAGTTCCAACATATGGAAGATGGGCAAATTTTGCAGCTGGTACTGATATACCAGAAGATCAAAGACCAGCAGTTAATGAAGCATTAGATGAAATAACTAAATATGTTTTTGAAATATTAGCTGGATCAAACTTTAACCAAGAAGTACATGAAGCATTTATGGATTGTGCTATTGGTACTGGTGTAATGCTAGTAGAAGAAGGTGATGCATTAAATCCAATTAAGTTTACTGCTGTACCTTTACCTAAAGTTATGTTGAACAATGGGCCAGATAATAGAGTTGATACAGTATTTAGAAAAAGACAAATACCTTATAACCAATTAATGACTGCATATCCAAAAGCAGAAATGTCAGAAACAATGTTTAAAGCTATTGAAGAAAATGAAAGTAAAAAAGCAAATATTGTAGAAGGTGTTTACAGAACATATGATGAAGCAAATACAGAAAAATTTAAATACTGTGTTGCTTGTATGAATGAAGAAGAAATAATATTTGAACAAGAATTAACTGGAGTTGGAAGTAATCCTTATATTGTATTTAGATGGAATAAAGGATCAGGAGAAGTTTATGGTCGTGGGCCAATCTTTAATAGTATGGCTGCAATTAAAACAACTAATCTTACAGTAGAATTAATATTACAAAATGCACAAATGAATATTAGTGGTATTTATACTTATGAAGATGATGGTGTTGTTAATCCTGATAATATAAATCTTGTGCCTGGTGCTTTAATTCCTGTAGCTCCTAACAGTAGAGGATTAACTCCTTTAGCTGGAGCTGGTAGATTTGATGTAGCACAATTAATATTATCTGACATGAGGCAAAATATTAAAAAAGCTTTGTATATGGAATCACTTGGTAGACCAGAAGGTACGCCAATGTCAGCTACAGAAGTGTCAGAAAGAATGGCAGATTTATCAAGACAAATTGGATCTTCATTTGGTAGATTACAATCTGAATTTGTAACTCCATTACTTCGTAGAGTAATTAGAATATTATCTAAACAAGGTAGAATTGAAATACCTAGAATTGATAATAGAGAAGTAACTGTAATATCTCAATCACCATTAGCACAAGCACAACATCAACAAGATGTAGCTGTAGTTAATAATTTTAATGCAATATTAGCTCAAACATTTGGCCCACAAATTCTTAATATGATTGTTAAGCAAGATGAAGTAGCTAAATATTTAGCAGAAAAACTTGGTTTACCAGAAAAATTAATTAGAGGCCCTGAAGAACAACAACAAATGATACAAGAGTTGCAAAACATGTCGCAACAGTCTAATATGGCACAAAATGAGTTGGGAATCCCTAGTAAACCATCGCAAGGACAACAGTAAACAAGACACAAGTGAAATAGATAGAATATTTGCGTCTGTTTTTTCTGATCCTGATGGTAAAAAAATATTAGAATTTTTTGATATTACAGTTAATAATATTACATTAAATCCTAATGCAGAAGATAGAGTGTTATGGCATTTAGAAGGTCAACGATTTATGCTGCAACAAATAAAACTTAGAATAAAACGAGGTAAAGAATGGCTGAAGAAGAAGTAGTTACACAACCAACTGAACAAACTGAAAGTAGTAAACCAGATTATGTTCAAGATAAATTTTGGAATAAAGATTTAAATGAAATTAATGTAGAAGAATTATCTAGTAGTTATAATTCTTTAGAAAAAAAATTAGGATCAAGAACAGATGAATTATCTACACAGATAAGAGAAGATTTAGCTAATGAAGTAAGAGCTAATACTCCTGAAGAATATGAAATTGCATTACCTCAATTACCAGAAAATGTAGATATAAGTGTAGATAAAGAAATGCCTTTATTACAATGGTGGTCAGAAACAGCTAAATCTAAAGGATTATCACAAGAAGAATTTAACAAAGGTATAGAAGCATTTGTTAATAATGAAATATCTTCTTTACCTAATCAAGATAATGAAAAAGAATTACTTGGTGAAAATTCAACACAAAGAATAGAAGCTGCTGATTTATGGAGTAAAAAAAATCTATCTCCTGATGCTTATTCTTCTATATCTGAGTTTGCTAGTACAGCTCAAGGAGTAAAAGCATTAGAAGAAATAATGAAACTTAATAAAGATGCTCCTATGCCTACTACTGAAACAGCTATTGAAGCTGCTCCAAGTTTAGATGATTTACGATCTATGATGAAAGATCCTAGATATTGGCAAGATGGTCAAAGAGATCCAGCTTATATTGCAAAAGTAGGTAATTTGTATGAAAAATATTACGGAAGTAAGAAGGCGAGTTAAAGCTACTTGGCGTGATGCACAATCATTTGCTGAATGGTTAAACCCTGATGATGCAAAAAAGTATAAACCAGCTATAAATTATAGTGAAGGTTATGTCTTAACTGACAATGATGATGTGTTAATATTGTATATGACTTACAATGATACAGATGTAGGTGATACTTGTGTAATACCAAAAGAAAATGTTGTTGATATTTGTGAGTTGAAAAATATTAAAAAAAGTGTCAGTAAAGATTTAATAGACCTTAAAAAAGACAAAAGGCCTTAATAAGATAACCTTATTTAGCTTTTTCAAGATAATCTACGAACAAAGCAAACACGGAGGTAAAAATGTCTGCTACTATTACTAATGCTTTTATCACTCAGTTCGAAGCTGAAGTGCATATGGCATATCAAAGACAAGGTAGTAAGCTTAAGAACCTAGTGCGTACTGTAAATGGAGTAAGTGGAGAATCTGTTAAGTTCCAAAAAGTTGGAACTGGCGAAGCTTCTACAAAAGCTCGTCACTCAGAAGTTGTAGCAATGAACATTAGTCATACTAATGTAACTGCAACTCTAGCTGACTACTATGCTTCAGATTATGTTGACAAACTAGATGAGCTTAAAACCAATATTGACGAAAGAAGTGTAATTGCAAATAATGCAGCTTATGCTTTAGGTCGTAAAACTGATTCAATCCTAACTACAGCAATGGGAGCTACTGCTACAGTAGTGGCAAACAATGCTGGAGCTTCTGGAGCAACATCAGTAGCGACTGATATGAACATTACTAAGTTTAAAGAGATGCAAGAATTATTTGGAACAAACAATGTACCAGATGATAACCAAAGATATTGGGCAATCGGCCCAAGTCAATGGGCTGATCTTTTAAGTGATGATCAATGGACTAGATCCGAATACATTGGAACTGCTGAACTTCCTTTTTCTGGTATGAATTATACTGCAAAAAGATTTCTAGGTTTCTTAACATTCGTTCATTCTGGTTTAGATACATCTGGTTCAACCGACAGACATACTGTTGCTTGGCACAAAACATCTATGGGTTTAGGTGTTGGTTCAGATGTTAGAACAGAAGTAAACTACATACCAGAAAAGGTATCTCATTTATTGACTTCATATTTATCTATGGGTTCAATAATGATTGACACTAATGGTATTAGATTACAGAAATGTGCTGAATAGCAGAGAGGAGAATTAATTATGGCTTACGCATTAGCAAATCCAATTAAGAAAATCTCTCAGATGGGTGATTCCAATTCAATGTGGTATTACACAGATGGCGATGCTATTGGTACAATAGATGACGATAATTATTTTATATTATCATACAAAGAATTAAGTGCTGGAGATATGATTATTGTAAATAGTGGTGGTTCAAACGCAGTTATAGATATTTTAATAGTATCTGTAGATGATGGTGGAACTAACCTAGATACAGTAATACTAGCATAAGTATATTAATTAGGGAGGGGATTTATTCCCCTCTCTTACATAGGAGAATATTATGGCAATAGTTAAAGCAGCAAAAACATTAGTAGGTAAAGCAATTAATATTGCTAAGAAAAAGAAAAAAGAATTAGAAAAAACAAAGACTGTTAAAAAAGTAAAGAAACAAATTAAAAAAGTATTAAAAAATCCAAAAGTAAAAAAAGCTGATGAAATTCTAGATAAAGCTGTAGAAAAAACAAAGGCTGGAGCAAAGATGGCTGGAACTGCTGGTTTAGTGGGAGTGGGAGCTGGATTAGGAGCTACAACTGCTGTTGGAACTGTGGCTGGTTCTTTGGCTGGGCCAACTATAGGAAAAGCAGTTAGAGCTAGTAAAAAAGTAATAGATAAGGCAAGAGGTAAAAAAGTTAAGATTGATCCAAAA